ATCTGATATAGATATAACTACACCACTAGCTGGTTGTGTGTTAGGGAAAGCTACTTCTGTTGCTACAACTTCAAGTCCACCAAGAGGTGCAATCTGTGCAGCTACATAGTCTACCACAGCTCCGGATGTCGGAAGTTGGGTATCACTATCTGAAATAGTTGTTTGTTTTAGATCACTAGCTAGTTTAGCAAGTGTTACATTACTGTCAGCTATTTTAACAGTAGTTACGTTAGCATCTGTAATCTTAGATGTAATAACTGAGTTAGAAGCAAGCTTTGCATCTGTAACCTGTGCTCCAGCAATGTGAGCTGTATCAATAGATCCATCTACATAGTGTTCAGAATCTATACTGTCATCAGCTATCTTTGCATTAGTTACTGCATCTGCTGCAATTTTAACTGTAGTAACTGCATCTGCTGCAATTTTATTTTGAGTACAAGCGTTATTTGCAATTTTAGCGTCGGTTACTGCATCACCATCTATCTTGGCTGTAGTAACAACAGCAGTACCTAGAGCTGTAGTATCTACAGAACCTGCTGCATAATGTTCAGCATCAATAGAATCAGCTGCTAAATGTTCAGAATCTACAGCGTCATCAGCTATTTTAGCTCCAGTAATTGCGTCTGCTGCTATCTTTGCTGTAGTTACGTTGCTGTCAGCTATTTTAGCTGTAGTTACTGAGTCAGAAGCTAGTTCAGTTGCTGTTACTTGTGCGGTGCCTATGGCTGCTGTATCAACTGAGTTAGGTGAGTAATGTTCAACTCTAACTGCATGATCTAAAATGTGTTCAGCATTAATACTGTCGTCTGCTATTTTAGCACCAGTTACAGCATCTGCTGCAATCTTAGCTGTAGTAATTTGACTATCAGCTATGTGTGCAGTATCTATAGAACCATCAACATAGTGTTCTGAGTTGATTTGGTCGTCTGCAATCTTTGCACCTGTTATAGCATCTGCTGCTATATCAGCTGTAGCTATTGTACCGTCTAATATCTTAGCACTTGTAATAGCACCATCTTTGATATCAGATGCTACTATTGTTTGATTCTGTTCTTCTTGTGCAGCATATAATATCTGCGTCATGTTGTTGTTAAGGTCTCCTGCCTTAACTGCCGATCCTGCTGTAAAAGTTGCTTTAGCGGTGTCTACATCTGTATCACGAAAAATACGTATAGCGGCAGGACTGGATGGTATATTCCCTGACGTAAATACAACATTACCACCACCTGTTGTAGTGTAGCTAGTAATGTTATAATGATTGCCTGATGTTTTAATGACCCCATCAACGTCTACTTTAATGTCGGCTTCCTTGTAAGAAGGAAATGAAAACGCTTTTGTTGCATTTCCATCACCTGTATAATCTACGAATGTTGTTGCCATTTATTTATACATTGTTAGTAGTGTACTTGATTGTAATTGTTTCTGAAGTTGTTCTTGTTTTTGAAGCCTCTGTTCACGTATAAGTTGTTGTACTATCTCTCTATCAGAAATCTTACGCCAAGCTTTTCTACGGGCTGCTGCAAAGTATCTATCAATTACTCTATTATGGTAGTAATCTCGTGGACTAAAATCTCCACGTCTTCCTGATTTTATATCATCATACATCTGTTTTAATGAAGCCTTTATCTTGGGATCTCGAGATAGTTTAGTAAGTTTAAGTTCAAGATTCTCCATACCAATAGCTTGCTGGAATAAAGATCTTACTTCAGCATTTTTGGTTAGATTAGTACCATCAGGAGCATAATAAGTGGATAATCTTAAATCATAACCACTATTAAATAATAACTTTCTACCCTCACTCTGTTCTAGGTTTAAAGATACAGGACTAACAGCATTAAATGCACGAGTTAAGAAGTCCCAATCTTTTATAGGAGAGTTAGGCTTTAACATATCATACTTAACAGGTAATGCTCTTTCACCAGCAATTTGTTCAGATAGTAAGTTTCTATTTCGCATAGACTGTATAACTCCTGAGTTTATTTCACGCATATATGGAGTAAATAATTTACCTAATTCATTACGTAAACCAGAAAGAGGTACTTGATTATTTAAAAGTCCAGCTCCGATACGTTTCAATTGTCCGGGTCTAGCAGCAAATAAATCGACAAAAGATTGTATTCCAGCTAAATATGATTTACTTGAGACAGCCTGTGCAACTACAAGAGATATTTTACCTAATTGATTCTCAGTCCACTCTTCACCCATAAGTTCACTTGCATCACCTACATCAGCGATTGTAGACATTATAAGATTGAAAGGTTCCATTGAATCATAACCAACACGTACATCACCAATTTTAAGTGTACGTGGTTCCCATTTACCATCTAACCAAACTTGTCTGGTTTGTCTGTCAATAGGTCCATTACCATGTAGATCACCTCTCATCCATGCCTGTGTAGCCATGAATACAACAGCAGATCCCATTGCGAATCTACCTGTTTGTAGTGCTTTAGCATTAGCTAATTCTTCTGGTGTAAATATACCATACTTTGCTACATTACTTAGATCATTAGGGTTAGCAAATGCTATGTCATTAAATTCTTTAACTAAGAAGTTAAATCCGGGTGTATATTTACCAGTAAGGTTTAAACCATTAACACCTGTTCTTGCAAACAAGAAGAAAGGTTTAGCCATAGGTGTAGCTGTAAAGACATCATTAAGACCTTTTGCAAAGCCTCCTAACTCTTGTGTAAGTGTAACTTCTTTACGTGCAAACTCTGTAGCTTCATCAATTATGTTACCTTGTGCATCAAAGACTTGAGAATAGAAATCATCCTCGTAAGCTTTCATTAATTCTGGTGTAATCTCTGGTAATTCAATTCCATTATTCTGCATGTCAAGAACACGACGCATAGCTTTTTCACGCATCTTTGCTCTACCTAAAATATAAGCAAATGAATCATCAGTAGCCGCCATCATTTTAGTAGAGTAGGTAAAGAGACTAGCGTTATTTGCATTACGTGCCAGATTTGCCAATCTAAATGCAGCTACTTCTCCCGGATCAGCTCTACCACTTTCTTCTGCCCAACGTCTGAGTATTTCCCAGTTAGCGTCACCCTTTGTATATTCAGAATAACGTGTCTTTATGTTAGCTATATCACCTTTCATGTAAGAATTTAATCTACTTCTAAACAAATCAAATGATTCTGGTATTGCATCTACTAAAGCATTTGCTGATGCAAGACTTGAACGTACTGTCGCTGCGTCTCCAGTGAATGGAAAGCGTATAATAGCACCTAATGCAGTATTTAAAGGTCTTAAAAATGTTGCAGTAGATGTACCCATAATTGCCCTAATTGGTGTTTTAGGTCCAGATAGGATACTATGAGTCATTACACCTTCGAGTTCTCTTATAAGAGCACCAGTTTTAGCTGGTCCACCTTCAAATGAGCCACCTTTTAATACTGTTCTTGCCCATCTATCAAAGTCTTCTAGAGTGTTTAGATCTTTCATCATAGAGAACGCTTCAAATAATGCGTTCATTAGATCATCATTAGGATCTTCTTTAGCTATTTTTAGCATAGTCATGACTGATTCTCTCATGTCAACCATCTCAGCTGCTACAGCGTCTTCTACAGCTTGTTTTGTTGAACCTTTACCAGCACTTAAAGCTCTGAATGAATCAGACTTTACGAATCTAGCCTTTTTAGTTTGATACAATGCAGTTAACATAGTATCTACAATCTGTTTAGCTGGTCCATCGATAGCATCTAAATCCACTAGATCTGCTATTTCACGTCCAGCGATACCTGTATCACGTAATTGTCTAAGTAAAGTACCAGACACTAAATCAGCAATGACTACATTCTTAGATGTCCATACTTCAATACCATCAATAACATCAGGTTGGGATTCTAGTAAGTCTTTTAAGTATTCAGTAGCAGACATATCAGCAGCATTTCTACCTTGAGTTATGCGTTGATGTGCTTCAACAGACTCCTTAAATGTTTGTGCAAGTTTAACTCTATCGCCTTTTGCAGCATCTAATTGTTGAGCAAACTTCTCACTACTAACAAGTCCTTTATAAATACGCTCTACTTGAGCTACATCTGTAGCACCTTCCTGAGCAATACGTTCACGTTCTAATGGTGTCGTAACTGATCCGGCAGAACCTTCCTCAGCTCCCCACTCATTACGTGTACGAGAGAGTTGCGTCCGTGCTACCTCTGGGTCTACTTCTGTTATATGTGCACCTTGATGTGGTTGAGATATAGGTGCATTTTTATCTGCTCTAAACTGTGCTTCACCACGTCTTAGCTGTGCTAAACCGTTTGCAACAGTCTGGTCTTTTAAACTTTTATTTCTAGCTTTAATAGCTTCTACAGCTGGTTCTGCACCTTTCTTAACGGTCCATAGTACACCATCAAAAAATAGTCCTATTCCCATACCCTCTACGATGTTTTTAATTTTCATCATAACAGGGTGGTCAGTATCTTTAGTAGCTAATGGTGTATCAACCCAACCATATCTATCACGTAATGCACCTAAAGCATTTTGACCATCCGATTCTTTAGATACAAGGTCAGTAGCAGCTCCTAATGCAGCACCTCTTACGAAGTTAGCTTTAGTCAGAGCTATTAACCCTGCTGGTAAAGTAACGATTCCTGTAGCTGCTGCTCCTTTCGCTGCTAGAAGTGCGGCGGCAGACATAGAGCCAAAATGAACTAAGGCTCTAAGTTGTTTACCCCACCATGTTTTTGTTTCGATAGGATTATCATATCCTCCAAAAGGAGACCAGTTAGGTTTATATTCACCAAACTCCTCCTTTTCTTTTTGCATTTGTCCAGACAAAGCATCAACTGTACGCTCTGGAAATGTAGCGATGGATGATGCTGTATCTTGTAATCCGCCAGACAAGATGGATTGGCCTTCTTTTAAAAGACCTTCAAATCCTCCAATACCTTCTTCTACGTTTCTGGGATCTTCTTGAGTGGCTGCGTCGGAGTCTTCTTGTTGTTGTAACGCTTCTTGTTGTTGTGCTTCTTCTATGCTTCTTAGGCGGTAAGCATCACTTGAAGATTGATTCAACTGTTCGTCGTCACCTTCTAAATTAAATTGATTTGAGTCCATAATTTTATATTAAAAACCATAATTTTCTAATGCTCGTTGATTTGAACGCCTAATTTGTTCTGGAGATCCGCCTAGATTGTCGAAGTCTGCTTGAGTCTTATCTGGATTTTCTTCAAGATATTTTGTTAAATCTCTTTGGTATACTTCAACTTCGTTTAGGATAGCTTCACTTACATCAGCTTGCATATTCTGGAACTGATTCAAAGGCATCTTCTTAAGATTTGGAAAAAACTGAAGTACTGCCGCTTGTTGTGCTTCAGTAAGTCCTGTTAAACGCTTCCAATCAAGAACTCCTATATCAACACCATCAACAACATTAGCACCCATAATGCCATTACTATCATTAGCTTGTAAATACATTAAACCAAAAGCTGCAAAGTCTTGAGTATTTTCATCAAATTCTGCATCAGGATCTAAGATACCAGCGTCTACTAATCTAATTATATCTGTTCCGCTAATTTTGTATAAGCCGAAGTCAGTACCTCCTCCTTGTTTAGCTAAATTATAAGCTTTTTCTACAGTAATAGTTTGATCACCCGGTGCGAAGAAAGCTCCGATTTTACTCCATCCGTCTCTTCCCTCAAAAGAATCTACAGCTTGACCTTTTACTCTTAACGCCGATAATGCTTTCTCAGCATGTTTACCATTTAGTCCGCCTTCTTTCGTATTATATAACTGTAGATTTTTACTAGAATGAGGTTTAACAAATAAATATTTCTTCTCTTTTTCAGTTAAGTTAAATTGATCTTCTGGGTTCTTCGACAGAAACTTCATTGTATCTTTATCATACACTTTTAATGCGTCAAATCTCCTCATAATATAATCATGAGTCGACATCCCAGCTGCTCTTGCTAGTTTCTTAATGTAAGTTGGGATGTTTCGTGGATTATAACCTTTCTGTACATAGTCCTCAATGTATTCATCTAAGTACCGTTTTTCGTATACTGAGTTAACTTCTGTATTATCCAACCAGTTATTTTTATCAGCTGTCATTGAGGTGATTTCTTTTTCTGTATCTGCTGGTAAGAGTGGTCTTAATAAATCTATCTCACCTTCATATTTGCCTGAGTTTAGATTTTCAATTACACCATCACCATATTTTCTAATAAGATCTGCTACTTTTAAGTTATCATCCTCATTTAGATCAGCTAAAACTTTTTGTTGTAAGTCAGCTTTAGCTTTCTCAATCTGTGCTGCTGCTGTCAATGGTAATGCCAGACCACCATTTTTAAGTTTCCACTGACCTTCCCAATCTAAAGTATTTATATTAGTATTAACTTTTACTGCCTTGGCATATGACCAGTTAGCTTCGATAGTCTCATCGCCAAGAAGAAATCCGGGTGTTGGAAGATTAGTAGATAAACCACGCTTTCTTAACTCATTATTATATTCTTGAATAAAGTGTAGTGGCTGACCTTTTTCCAATTTGTCTTGACCTTTGTCTGCTAAAAAGATTGCAACTCTATTCTGCATAATTTTATTTACTTCGTCAAATGCTTCTTTATTAGATGTAGCTAACTTGGATTCGTATTTATCAAAGAACTTCATTACTCCATTTAAACTACTAAAGTTAGAATTAGCAAATCCAAAGATTTCTTTCCCTTCTTTGCTGGCATCTAGAAACCTTGCCTCTTCTTTAAAGTATTCAAGATCTGCTGGGCTTAGTTTAAACATAAGTAAAGGATCACTTTCCAATGTCTGTATAATAAGATCTACAGCTTCTGCTTTAGTGTCTAAGTTATTTCTTGACATTAATCTCTCAAGTAGACCTCCTTCACCATTTTTAGCGTCGAAGACTCCATTATGTTTAACAGTTTTTATTTCTGCTCCAGACGCAGATATAGTTGTTACTTCTCCTTTACTTGTAAATGCGTCAATTATATCATTTTTATTCTTTCGTTGTAAATTCTTCTGAACTATACTGGGACGAAGTGCTGTCCACGTAGTGACCTGTCTATCTTTTTCCTCCATGAGAGAAGGTAATAGTTCTCTGTCAACATAATTTTGAACTTGACGAGAGTTTATATCAAAGCCTGCCAACCTCATTTCATAATAGAAATCAGTAAGTATATCTCTAATAGCATTATCCGCTACGAGTTTTGCCTCTCCTAGAGTTGATTGAGTTATAAGAAAGTTTTTTTCAGCTATATTAGTGAGGACAGAAGTGGATGTATTATTAAACCTAGTTTTAGCGTCATCAAATTTAATCTCTTCACCAGTAGGAAGAACATTCTGATTGAGTAAGTCCGTAGCTATTAATCTCTCTCTAGCGTCACCTTCACGAGTTAGCTTAATCAATTCAGATACTCGTTCTGCTTCTTCCAGCTTCATTATACGATCTAACTTACCACTTTGTTTATCTAATTCTTCCTTGTTTATATCTTTAAGACCTCTGATCTTTTCTTCAGCGTCACGATTAGCTACACGTATCTTATCAACTTCTGCTGCTTTACCTAAAAACTGTTCTAATCCAGTAAGATTATCCCAAAAGTTTTTAACTCTTAATTCTTCTATTTTAGCTACAGACTCAAAGTGTCTTGCAAGATCTTCTTTATAAGCTTCATTACCTTCTTCAACAGCTTCTGTGAGGTCAGGTGCACTGTCAGCATAATTACTGGTCGGTAGCTTAGGAATATCATCCCGTGGTGTACCGATTACTGTACTAAATGATGATGTCATACTACCTCCATATCAACGTCAATTTGACTATAATCTACAGTTAAGAATTTATCTCTTATACCTACAGCCATTGGGTTCTTTTTAACAACGTCCTGAGCCATAGCTCCACGATAGCGTATATTACCACCTTTATAATTAAACTCATATATCTTATAACCTTTAGGTGATATACCAATTTCTTCAATGTTTTCTTTTAATTTAGCATCACTCCAGAAATTTTTCCATATTGAACCTAGACCCCCTGAGGTACCAAGAGTGTGCATACTAGCTGCTATACTTAAAGCTTGTGTACCAATCTGTAAAGCACCACCAAGTCTGTTAGTTGGAGGCATCATAACAGGTGCACCATAAGTAGGGGCTACACCTAAAGATTCTCTAGCTTGAGCATTTGCACCTTGGAATTTACGTACAGCACCTTGGTGCATATACGACATATTTCTTCCAAGTACAGTATCTACTACACCTTCAACTTCTTTTGTTTTCTGTAATAAGGCAAGGTATTTGTTACGTCCGAATTTCCTCGCACGTCCTCCTTCATTTATTGATTGAGAAGCTAAGAAAGCTTTTGTAGCATCTTCTATTGCAGCTCTACCTTTACCTATTGTTGTCACAGCAGCAGAATAAGCATCACTAATGTCTCTTGAGTAACCTATAACATTAGTATTCTGTGCTTGTTCTAACTGCTCTTCTTTATTATGAAAGCCTATTTTATTAGCAAAGAATATTCGATTCTTCTCACGCCATTCGGCTTTTGCACGAGCTCTTTCGCCCGCATTAACATCCATGCACACGGCAAAATTCTATAAATTGTACATTATTTGGTCCGTATTCAAACTTACGTAAGAATTTAAAACCTAGAAACTTAAGCAATTTTAAATGTACTTTGTTTCTACTGTCAACTATATTCCAGAGGAGCGGTTCTTTACGGCTATCGACGTACCGTTTGGCCTCTCTTGCAAATGTAATTGGGAATCGGTGTATATCATTGGTGCAAAGCATCCATATATCACCATCTTTTCCTACTCCGGCCATGCCAGCAGTCTTGCCGTCAGGCACTGTGAAATACACGTAGGATGGGTTTGAAGATATCAGAGATGGGAGAAGGGTAGGATCTACCCCATGACCTTCTTGTACCTCTCTGAGATCGTCTGGACGGAGGTTAGAGGCTACTTCTGTAGCAGCCTCAAGTGTTAGTGGGTGAATGTAATTAGGCACGTCTGTAATATTTGGGTGTATAGTTACCTTCCCAAGATACAGAACGTAATGTAGCTGGGGCGGGATGTGATGATTTTAATGTTATATCTAAGTTAGTATTCTTTTCGTAAACTGGAACAGTCTTTATATACTCGTCAAGATATGGTGCATCGGATACATCATACTCATCAAGTTCTGTAGACTCATACACTTCTGTATAATTTGGTTTACCAGTACGTTCTATTGTAGTTTCATAGAGACCTATCTTACCAAAGTGAAACTTGATTCTATGTAAAACTAATGAGGCATTTACATCTGATCGGTTTGAGTTTCCTTCTTGTCTAGTAACATAGAAAGTAGGAAGCTTAACCTCGTATGGATAAATATATCCTATAGTCAAAGTAACGCCTGACCAGTCACCGGGTACTGTAAAGCTAGTTGTACTTGTACTTGTGGGTTTGGCATATCTACCAATCCGTGCAGCGTTAGTATCTGTATCTATTAACACTAAGTCATGGTTAGGTGTAGTTACACTAGGCAACCAACTAACACTACTAAAGGTTGTAAGATTTGTTGATGCACTAAAACTACCACCACTTATAGTAGTATGATTATCTATATGTAGTAGAAATTCAGTATCATCTTGTGTTATACTAGGATCTGATGAAGTCTGTATAATTTTAACACACTGTAAAAATTTATCACTATCTAAAAAGTAATACTCATCATTAATCATGAAGTGATACAATAATGGATTATTCAACTTCCATGTAAACCATGCAGCCTGTTTTCTTTCTTCGGATACTTGGAAATATCTATAACCATAAACTATATCAGAGCCAGTCTTACCCATCAATACCATAGAGTTGTCTCTTGAGTTAGTTAATAAATCAATATCTTTAGGTAATAATGTAGGAACAACCTTGCTTACTTCGACAACACTTGGTTCACCTTCTCTCTGAGTATTAGCCATTTCATTAAATCGACTATACTTACCAGAGTTATCTAGGTAGGCTAATGTCGTCCCTAGAGATATCGGGGGTATTGTTTCGTTGTAATTGTAAGTTGATACACTACGTAGTTTAGCTGTATCAGGGTTGAGAACTGTATCGTCAGATGCTAATAAGAACTGCTGGTTTGTACTGAATACTACCAGACCTGTATTTATTTCTATGCCATCAAATAATTCGGATGGGAAAATAGAAGAAGCAGATATATCTATAGGATCAGCTGCACCAACAGTAAGAGCTGATTCAGCAAAGAAATTAGGGACTCCAAAAGTTCCCGGTCGAGATGTTATTACATTTTCTCCTGATAGTACAGCTAATCTGTTACGGAAGAATAGTACTTTATTTATACGTCCACCTACAAAACTTGGCATCGGGTTAGTTGTATCATCACCTACAGTTCTATCTGAATAAGTAAACTGTTTAACAGTAAACTGAGTAGAAGAAGTACGTTGTATAACTAAAGGCATGTTAACTAGAGTTTTAGCTATACCCGGCCTAGCACACTCTGTCCATGAACCAGTACCGTCTTTATTATTTTCTCCAATAAATTGTAAGTAGTAGTCATCTTCTTCTGCTATCCTAGCATTAGCTATCTTAACTATATAACCATGTTTACATTGATTAGGTAAGTTCTGTACATCATTTGTGGATTTCTGAATACATCTCATTAAATCTTCTTCACATATTTCTATACTAAATGAAGTACTACTTGAAAAATATATACCCGGTCCTATAACTTTTGCAGTAATACCACTAGGTAAGTTAGCTGTAATACCACCAAGAATAGTATCAGCAGTAACAGCTGTATCAGCATCAAAAGGTGTAGGAGATGGTCGTATCATACCGTCGCCGTTAGAAGATACAGTAGCGTTAATCTGAGTACTTTCAATCTCAGTTACAGTAATCTCAACATAAGCTTGACTGTCACTGGCAGCTGCTTCATCAGCATGTTCTGGATGAACTCGTACGACATCACCAACATCCCAACCTTCTCCACCGTGTAATAGAGTACATTCTATGTTATAACTACATCTGTAAGCTTGTCCGCCGGGACTAACATCACTAGCATTAGAAGTATTATAATTAGGGCTGATACCTTGTTGCCCTAAAGCTGTAATACGGAAAGTTAAATTATCTTTACCAGTGGTTAACGTAGTACCACTACTGTTTTTTACATGTACTATATTACTTGTACCACTATAACTACTAGCAGCTGTAGCAGCATATACCTCTGTACCTATACCGGGACATGTACCTGTACCATCACTTTCATCAAAATCATTACCTGTAATTTTTATCTTAGTAGCTCTCTTAACAGTGGTAACAGTGTAACCGTTATTAATATTAAGTCCATATTGTCTACCATTTTCTGTACGTAATAATTCTACATATGCAAAATGGTCATCAACGTAAGAATCTGTTAAAGGTTTAATTGTAACATTACCAGATGTAGAAGCACTAGCCGCAGCAGTCAAGGTAAACGTGTTACTATCAGCAACTGTCTGAACTAAGAAGTCTCCGTCTACACCACTTCCACTTGTGTAATCCATGTTTACACTGTTGCCAACTGATAAGTTATGCTGATTACAAGTTATGGTTACTGTAGTACCTGATTGAGAATATGTTCCAGAGTGTGTGTTTTTAATTAAAGTATTAGCATTAGTAGTATCACGATTAGTAAGGAATGTTGTATCGTTAATCGTAAGTGTCTGTATATTTTCTGGTGTACTTGTTGCTAAATAATTGGTTATAGCTGTTTGTCCACCAGTTCCGTAAACGGTGGTCATTGCTACACCGTCGCTGCAACGCCAGACACGTATTTGTCCGTCAGCTGCTATCTGTCCTATGTATGATCCTTCTGTTTCATCACGAAAATAATGAAACCACGAACCACCACTCTGTACACTAGCTAAGGGAGTTGTGCCTATTCTTTTAGCACCCGGTCTTTTAAATAGACCTTTGGTTATGTCTGGTATTGCGTTAGTTACCTCTTGTACTTGGCCGGGAAACTTTAACTGATCAGGCTGTTCTGACATTCCTAGCGAGTATTGAGGGATGGTTTGTGTAATTGAAGGCATTATCTTCTAAGGTTTCTCCAAGGTTGATAAGTTTGATATGCGGTATCGTCTTCAAATCCGAACATGCTATGGTCTCCTTGATTACATTCATACTCCATAAGAGCTGATCTAGCTAGTGCTTCTTGCTGTTGTAATAATCTAACAAGTTCTGGATTAGATACCAGTTGTGTAGCAGCCATTCTGGTTGCTCTATATACTATATACCGTCTGAATATAATAGGTAAATCTTCAAAGTTGTGTAGTTTAACAACGTCAAGATCAACACTATCTATATCTTCAAATAAGTTAGTATGGTCTATTTTATCATATAAAAACCCGTTACGACGTACAAAGTCATAAGTTCTACGAGACTGATTATCATGATGATCTAAAGATAGTACATCGTTACCTATCTCGATCTTATGAGTAGTGGAATCAGGGGTATATTTTACGTGATGTTCTGTATTAAAATGCCACCCCTCTGCTTGCGTGTCTACGTTAGCATCACGGAGTAGATTATATATTAATGATACTTCTGGGTTATCAAAATTAAGAGTGGTTAAGGGTGATTGTCCAATAGCCCCCAGTATATTATTTACTGCGGACAGTTCGGTGTCGATGTCAATAGTTGTGGAAGCCATGAAAAAAAAAGGGGAGCCGAAGCTCCCGTATAAAAAATAAAAATTAACCAAACGTTGCTGGTGCAGTTCCTGTTCCAGCGAACAGTTCTACAGCAGCAGCTGGGTTTAAGTAGTCTGCTCCCATAGCAAGTCTTCCGAGGATTACATCACCTTGGTAAACCACTGAGATGTCTCCACTTGTTACTTGAACTTGTGGGCCGATTGCTTCAACACAACCAGCAGCTTCTTTCTGGAAGATAAGTCCACATGAGTTGTTGAACTTAGCTTCTTGTCCGTAGTCGTTAACGGTAGCGTTATGATCGTCACCCATTGCTTCGCCTACGAATGAACCTGTGTTTCCGGGATCGGTTACACCGGGTGCAGTTGCAGATGCAGTTCCGTACTTAGTACCAAACTTTCCAAAGAAAGGAATGTTCATTGACTTGAAAATCTTGATTCCAGCAATTTCGATGATGCCATTACCTGACTGTAATGAGTCACCTTGCTCGTCTCTATTAACAAGACCATTAGAACCAACAGCTTGGATAAGCTCGTAGTACTGTCTTGGGTTAAGAACACCAACTCTACCTTCAGTAGATACTCCTTTCTCATCAAGAGCAGCAGCAGCATCATAGAATGCGTTGATTAGTGAAGCTGATACGTATGCGTCAGCACCTGAGTTGTTTGTACCAACTCTGATTTGTGTACCACCGGGCTCTACAAAGTTAGTCTTTGTGATTGGACTAGCTTTTCTAGCTGCCTTAGTGATAGCTCTGAAGATCTTTCTGTCGTACTTCTCAGCAAGAGCGTATCCGATCTTCTTGGATATTTCACCACGTAAGTCGTAGTGTGCTAGTGTTTCATCTAGCTCATAAACAAATGCACT